TATACACATCAGGCTCTCTTATTGATATGCCAGCGTACTGTAGTATTTTAACCACAAGCTTTGGCTCGTCAGATAATGGTAACTCAAAGGGTTGGTAGTCTGTTGCTGACCCATCAAACATTGGCTCACCATTAAGGAGCGCCACGTATGTCCAGTTCGGATCAAGTGGATATCTAACGTATTGGCAATCAACAACAGTACCTGTTATTGTGTCTGGATAAACGATAGCTGTGTTGCCTCGTACCACGTATGCAGGCCACTGTATTGTCGGTGCTGTAAGCAGAGATGATGTTAGGTTGAATATCTTCGACTCTGATACTTTTTCAACCTTAACTCCATTGTACCTTAGCTCGTTGTTGTAGTATGAGTCAGCTCGGAGCGTATACTCGTTCGTTGTAGGGTTAGCTAGTGTGGCTACACTTGAGAATGAATCAATCACCTCAAGTAACCCCTCGGCTAGGTTCGCGTATCCTGTGCCTGTAGTGTGCGAGTTTATCTTGTTGATCTGGTAGTTGTACTGGTAAAAGTAATCTTCAAATATATCCAACTGAGCCTGCTTCGCAAAGAGGTTGAAATCAGACGGGGATATGTACCCGTAGTTGTTCTTATTGCAGACCGCAAGAACTGTGTTCCTGACCGAATTTATCATGGGTATACCTTTGGTTGCAAAGATATGGAAAATAAAAAGGGCGTCCGTTAAGACACCCTCCTTCACTTAAGAGTATGTTACTATTAAGCGTTGACAATACCTATAATTGCTTTAGGCAACGTACAATCATAAGCGGGACTTGTCCAAGAAGTTGCCAAAGCAGCTTTAACGTGCTTATTCACAGCTATCGCTACATCAAACCCTGCTTGGGCATCTGTAGTAATGGTAGTAGTAGTACCATCTTGATATTCAATAAGAGTAGTTGTGTCACCAGCCTTAGCAGTTATAATTGTCTTAATACCATTGCACGACACTAATTGCTCTCCAGCAAAGAACGTGTTTGCGGTTCCTGTAATATTTAAAAACTTTTCCATGTTAAAAAATTAATGGGTTAAACGTACCGCAAAGATACGTTATTCTTCCATATGCTTCTCAAGCAGCTTCAGTGTCTCAATACCTTCATCAGATTGCAGATACGATGCTGTTATGAAAATCGGATCCTCACCGAACGGTACTGTGAGCATCCGCTTCTTGTTATTTGGAAGATTGAAGTACACGTCCTTACCGTTGTTTCTAATGGTAAGTAGGCTCTTCTCGATAAACATCGACACATTGGCCCGTAGCGTTAGCATTGGATCGTCAAGGATGCTTAGTAGTTCTTTGGGGTTTGTTCTAGCATAGACCATTACATCTCTACGTAGTTCAGTTGTGGATATTTTACTAACATCCTTACCCAACATTACGCGAGCTACACGCTCTACATCCTCTACATCTAGTCCCTTTGCAGCGATTAGCGCGTCAACTTCGAAGTTAATTGTCTCAAGCTCCTTGCTCGCGTCCTTCTTTGTGTCAACCTCAACAAATGTTGACCCGTTTAATGGGTGGTAGTGCAGAAACTCCTGCAAGGCAGGGTTGGTTCCTAGTACGGTAAGCATCCCGTGTTCGAAGATTATAGGCTCAACAATAGCGTTATCGTCTTGCTCGTCTTCAAACGGAGATTTTTGATTCACAGCATACCTTAGAGGTCTGTTCTGATTCTTCTTCGTATCGAAATACATAAATGGAGAGCGTCTTGTGTTTCTTGATGGTAGCATCAATGAGAGAGGTGCTCTATCTCTCGTTAGTTTGTAAACCTTGTTTACGTTTGCCTTTTGTGTCATTTTGATTAGATTTTAGGTAAAAAGAAAAAAGAGAGGAGGGAAGACTCCCTCCCCTCTCGTTAAGTACTCAGGTTGATTAGTCTTCGAAGAGAACGAAGTTGTTAGCTCCAAGCGTACATACAGCTCGTTCGCTAAGGTAGTTAACCTCCATTGCGTCCAAGTCAGATGTCTGTGCTCCACCAGCTGAACCAGTGATCCATGTCTTGTACTTTCTGTTCTCAGTTTGAGAAGCTCTGTAGCGTACATGCAAGAATGGGCGCTTAGCGTTCTTTCCTAGAACCTGATCGTACACAGTGGTAGATCCAGCAGGAACAAGAAGGCCATTAACAGCACCAGCTGTAAGGCCACCTCTCATTGTTGCGTCATTCAAGTACTTCCAGTCTGACTTGTAGAAGTCATAACCTCTTCGGAATCCTGTAAACCCAAGATTCAAGGCCATGTCTTTGTCGTTGTCAAACAATCCGTATGACGTGCCGCCAGCTCCGTAGGAGTTTTGTGCAGCTAACATGTCGTCAATGTCGAATGAGAAGTCTCTGTTCACAAAAATTACATTCTCCTCGATTGATCCCTGCTTGTCAAGCCTCTGGATAACAGAGTCAAAGTCAGCAAGAGTCGTTGGGTTACCCCCAGACCATACGTTACCTCGATCTCCAACAGACCAGAAGATACCGTCAGAACCAGCTGGGTTGCCAGCTGCGATAGATGCAACGTTGGCGTTTGGTACTGTCTCGATCATTGCCGTCTCAAGGTAGTCGTCAAAACGTAATCGAGTCTCGTGCTCGGACTTCATATACCAAAGGTAGCCGCTTGCTCCATTCTCGGTGGTTACTTCAACCCATCCGATCTGCGCCATGTCGGATCCGCTTACAGCGTAACGATCCTTGATGATGATCGGCTTGTTGCTGAAGAATTCGTCTTCAGACTCAAGAGAGTCTTGCATTCCGTTGGTGCCTTTTCCGAACTCAGAACCGTATGCAAATACAGTACATTCAACTCCAGCGGCAACAGCCTGTCCAGTTGCTTCGTAATAGGCTACCGTGAACGTGTCTGTACCAACAGCGGTAACAATAGCTCGGTTAACAAGGCCTGTTCCAGCTGTGTTGTCAGAGATGAATAACGTCTGTCCGACACGGAAGGCTCCAGTAGCAACGTTAGCGTCAAGAATGTCCCATACAGCGCCAGTATATGTGTTGACTGCGGCCTGAGAGTCACATTTCGTGTATTTAGTATGGAGCCGTCCCTGCTCTGCCCATCTGATCATGTCTGAGTTAGTAGGAAGCTCTGCGCTTACCATTCGTAAGAATGATGCTACTGAGCGGTTTCCGTATCGCTCAAACTCTTTCTCGTAGGTGTCAGGTAGATACTGATTTAAGAAATCAAAGTTTGTAATGTAATTGGTAGCCAGTGCCACTCGCTCTGAGCTGGGCTGTAGGCCAAATGTTGGTGTTGCATTTAAAGGCATGATCTTTTAGTTTTTTAGGTTATGTTTTGTTTCGTGGACTTTTAATCTTTAATCCGCGTCCAGAGTCCTGACTGATCGCTCGTACTTGTAATCCATCCTTTCGCGGTGCTGATGACGCTCCTCTCATGTCCATGTTAATGTTTTTAGACCTTCGGCTCGTGTCATCAATCGCATCTGCTTGCCCTTGCTCATAAAAGAACTTGGCAAACTTTTCAGGATTCATTGCGGCAGATAATGCTCGGTGGTAGCCAACTGGGTCTTCAATGAAGTTGTCTTTGTCTACATACTTGTTAACAAAGTTCAGGATGTTCTCCTGAGACTTCTTCATCTCACTAGCTTCAGCAGGCTTGAAGAGGACTTTTTTATCATTCAGTTCGAACTCAAAACCTTTGAACTCATCTGTGAAAATAGCTTCAGTCTGTTCAACAAACCTTACTACCCTCTCCTGATTTTTATCCTGCGTTACCTTAGAATCTTCTATCCGCTTTCTATAGCTTTTCAACTCCTCCTCGGCTTCGCTGGAAATAGGCGCCTTGCTTGACTCAAGTGGTGCCTTGTATTTTTCCTGCTCCTCGGTGAGGAATTTATTTGCTTGAATGTATTCTCTCTTTTTGGCTAACTTCTGCTTCTTGATTACTGACTCTTCATCCAAATCCTCATCGTAGCCGAACTTGGTTTCCATAAGGTCTGATATGTCGTCATCATCTAATCCTTTCTCGGTGCGTTTGTAGTACTCCCGTATCACCTCATCTTGATCTAACTTAGTGTAGTCCTTGTTGAGTTTGATGTAGTCATCCATCCCGCGCCCCGTCTCCTTCTTGTAGTTGAAGTATGCGGCCACATCGTCAGGTAATTCCTCTGATGCTTCCCGCTCAGCGACAAACTCATCGATAGAGTTTATCTCCTTGCCGTAACGATTACCAATATATTTAAGAACGTCCTCCTCTGATAATTCAATAGAAGGTTTTACTTCCTCTTCTTTTGCCTTTACGGAAGCTGTCTCGGCCTCCTCTCTTTCTTTATACTGTTCAAGTAGTTCGTTTTCAACTTCTTGCGTTGACTTTTCTTCGTCAACTATTACTTCTTTGACTGATGTGAATTCCATGAAATTTGATTTGTTACAAAGCTAAGTAAAAAATAGATACGATTATCGGGGGCTGAACTCCGCGAGGTCAAACCCATCAAGGCTGTCCTCGTTAGACTCAAAGTTGACTGGGGGTAGCCCGTTCTTTCTTTGATTAATCAACTCTGATTGCTGTGTGTTTTGCCTGTCTATTCGCTTCTCTTTAGCTGACTCTCGCTTATCTTCTCTCTGGCTCAGCTGATCTTCAGCTATACCCTTTAGTTGCATTTGGTAGCTAAACTCCTTATCCATTAGTTTGAGCTTCTGCTCTGCCTCTTCGTATAGAAGTTGGGTCTTGAATGTAGATTCAGCTCCAGCTACCTTTATCTTAAGGTTTGCCTCTTGCTCAGCTTTAGCCATAGCCGCTTCGCTTGCTGCTTGTTGAGATTTAAGGTTGCCTTGGGTTTGAGCTTCTTGTTGCTCCATAGCCATTTTGTGGTCAGCGTCCTCTTTCTTCTTTCTCTTTACTTTGAGTAGTTGATTGGCAAGTTTGATGTTCTTTATTTCTCGAATATCAATTGCATCCTCAAGGTTAATGTCTTTTTGAGCTAAGGCCATCTGGATGTTCTCCTTTAGTTCGGCTCTCTCTTCTTCATCTGGAGCAACCTCTATAAAGATGCCGAAGTCGTGCAGATACAGGTCGTTCATGCTGCTCAGGGTTGATACATTGTATCGTCCAACCTGATTGATAAACTCCTCCCTAAATGGCGCATACTCAAGTACATCGGCAATCCTTAGTGATAACCCTTCTGCGAAACGCTTCAGCATGTAAAGGCTCGCGTCAAGAATATGTCTGGTCGCTGTGTTAGAGCTCATGGCCGCCAACTTCTGTACACCTACAAGAGAGTTCGCACTCGGTGTTGTGCCGTCTCTTGCTTCATTAATACCAGTTACGCCCCTGATCATATCAAGGTAGTGGTCGTAGTTGGCTAGTAGTATTGTCATCTTGCCAGCCCCATTGTTTCCTGTGATAGGTTGGATAGGTACTCGTGCGTTATTAAACTCACCGTCCTGAGTGTGGCTCCGTCCAATTACACTACCAGTCTGGAAGTATAACCGCATTGCATCCTCTGGATTGTAGGCAGCGCCTGTTCCGAGGTCGATGTCATTCAATCCATCAGCATCAATAAAGACTCCGTCAGGAACCATCTTTGCTATAACCTGCTGTATCTTTAAGTGCGTTATCTGTATGAGGTCGGCGAATGGTATCATCCTACGAAGGAGAGACTCAATCGACCCTTTATACATACGTGGTGCGCAGGCAACGTAGTTTGGCACAGTGAACTGGCTAGCCGACTTTGGTCGAACCATGTTCTTAGATAGCTCCCACTTTAGTAGGATGTTCGTGCCAGCAACCATTATGCCGTCATACCACACTTCTATAGTCTTTGTCACCTTCTCGAAGTTGCCCTCATCCATCATCTCTTGTGGCGGGTCGAATCCGTCATCCTTCTCGATCACACGAGCGTTACCATTCTCTAAGTTCTTCTTCTTGTAAGTGAATGTGTTTGTTGACTTGTAGTTGAAGTATAGTAGTGTGCAGGTGTCTTGGTTAAATACATCGTTGTTCTGAGCTCCGTTGTAGTTGTCGTACCAACTCTGGCTATACTTGCTGACCTCTTGCATCTTCTCTTTGGTGATGTCTGGGTCAATCTTAACAAGCTCAGTGATTGGCGTGTTTTTAACCTCACCCCAGTAGAAGCAGTCTTTAAAGTAAGGGTCTTCAGTGTAGCTGTATATAACGTTAGCTGGGTCAACATAGTCAAGGACAATGCCCTGTCCAGCTAAGAATTGGTGCTTACCTACAGACAACCCAAGTGTGACTTGGTCGTAGTCCATGCGCTTACGTATGTCCGAGTAGTTGTTCTCCTCAAGCATTGTGTTGATAGCTACTTCTTCAGCTATCTCTACAGCAGGCTTATAGTTGATCTGCATATATAACGACAGTTCCTCGTCGTTTGCAGGGATGTCGTCTGGATTCATTGTGAACGGATTCACTTGGAACTGATCCTGTATCTGCGTCAAGATCTCCTTGCCAGCCATCTGGTCTTCAACTCTCTCTTGGAATTTATTCCTATCAGAGGATGACATTGCGTCCTGTGCGAATGCGCGGATCTTAAATAGTCTGTCAGACATTCCATTAACCACCACATCTACAAACTTCGGGAGGATAGGTACTGGTGTCCAATCTAGGTTGAGGTATGATAGGTCTCCGTCAACCGCCAACTCATTTTTATACTTAGCCACTGACTGCTCTCCGCGAGCGTAGCGTCTTAGCTTGTCAAACTCAGCCCATTGATCATAGAACCGACAACGTCCACCGTCTTTCTTAAACCATTCGTAAATTATGCTTTGTCCAACTTGAAGTCCAAACTCCCTTGTCTTCTTTGTTGCGTCATCTACAAACTGGCTAGGAAAGCTTGTTGGTGATACGTCGATCGTTACCTTATCCATCTACCTTATTAATTCGCTTGAGTTCCCTGAGTTTCTATACCTTGCAAAGTTAAGGCTTATTTTCGACTGAGTTTTTTCGGGGGTGTAGAGGTGTTTTTGGTTCGCCATAATAGCTAGGCCAGAGCTGATACAGGCGTCAAACTTTGTTCTGTTTGTTATATCGAATTTAGACCAGTCTTCAAGTGTTCTAGAGAATGGCATTGTACCCATATCACCCTCTGGCCTGTAGGTTCCGTCCATGTCCATACCTACATACTTCTCGATATATGACTCAATGGCTGCCGCGTGAGACTGCTTCATGTCCTCTGAGTTGTTCGGAACACCACCGAGTTCTCTTTCTGTTTTAGAGAGCTTATTGAACTTCCTATCTGGCCTATTCATTGAATATCCCCTGTAGCCTCTATTCTTGAAGTGGTACAGGAGCCTTGGCTTGTTGTTCTCTATCAGGACTGGCATCCCGTAGAATATACATGCCATGAGTATCTCCTCAAAGAATATCTCCGCTATCTGAGGTCTAGCTACATACTCTAAGAAGAACTCGTTACTTGGCGCGTCGTCCATGTTAAACTTCGTCAGTCCATGTAGCGATCCGTTCGAACCTCTACCTCCAACCGTCC